TTCTGAGTCGACCTGGGAGACAAATCGCAGTTCCGGTATGCCCAGACAGCGGGCTCCCATCTTCGTCCGCGTCGATATCAATTTTGATGTGGTACATGACATTGTCCCGGGCCTGGATGCTGATGGAGCTATGCGAGCGCCTATCTGGCCTGTGGGAAATGCATCCAGTGCTGATTGGCTGGAGGGTGCCGGCCCAACGCGTCAACCGGTTTATCTACCTCGTCCATCCATGGAGGACGGCAAGATGCGTCCAAAGGGTGGGGTAAGTTGACAGGAGATGAGAAGTCATGACAATTAGCAGATATAGCAGATCACCTATACTAAGGGGAGGGCGGTTAATTGGCAGCTCAAATTCCGCGGCACTTATATATAGGGGGGTTCAGAATGGCGTGATTGATATCAACATTCAAGTACTGAGAGCCGATCAGCGATTGGATCAAATTGCCGGTGAAGTGTATGGTGACGGTCGATTATGGTGGGTGATTGCTGCAGCCAGTGGTATTGGATGGGCTCCCCAGTGTCCCGGGGGAACTGTGCTCAGTATTCCGACTGACATAGTACAAATTGGAAATCTGGTAGGCTAGTATGGGAAGTGGTGATGCCATAAGTTTTCGTGCAGCTGCAGATCAGGCCATCGAGGAGTTGGGTCCATATTTTGGGGTTCCGGATGTAGATGCGCTCAGAAATCGATTGGAATTACTGAGTGAACCGATACCGGAGGGTGAGAAAACGTATTCCCCCCCTGGCGTTATTGACCAGATAATTAGCGACATAATATCAAGGAAAGGAATTTCCGTTGTTGAAATTCTCAATCGCATTACAGATTTGTCGAAGTCTGCACCAGCGGATCAGCTCAACGCCTTATCCAATGCTTTCTCAATTACTTATGATTATGGCAGTGCTTGGGATATAGGCAGTCTTGATGGTGCTGGTGTCAATGTATATGGGAAAGGGCAAGATGGCCCGGGGCAGAAGGGTTTTTATTTGGCAGGCTTATCCGGAGAGGGTTGCCAGATACGTGATATGCTGCCCCACATCCCGGATGGGCTCAGTGACTATATCAATGCGAAGCCGGCCGCTCCAACTGACCTGAGTCCAGCGCTGGCAGTAATTCAGATTTTTGATCCAAGCAAAACTATTATTACAAGAGATACAGGACGCGCCCAATTATTCTTTAATGCAATTCCAGCCATCGAGTTGAATCGATGCACACCGTATTTTGATTTGACGATAGTCGGCGCTGAAGCCCCGATAACACCGACGGGTGAAATAGCTGGTATGAATTTGTCCAGGACTCTATTGGGAAATATAAAGGTTCCCGGATTTACCGATGCAGAAAATTTTGATGGTGCATTGGCCAGTATAGTTACTGCTCGTGACGTACGTGCACTTGAGATGTTAGGCGTCTCGGCACTCGATATGAACAAGGCCGGATTTAGGGCAACGGCTGGAATGGAGCTCTTTACAATGCCTCAGACAATGGTACCGGTAGGACGTCCTGGACACCCAACCCAATTTAGTGATAGTTTTGGTATGGACCTTTCCGGAGGTGTGATGGGCGGAGTCGAGGACCTAGGAGATTCACTCGGCGGCTCTGAACGGGGTGATAATATCCTGGATCCGTTTAAGCCAGTGGCCAGTATTGAAAGTTTTTCATCCACTACTAATGATCAGTTTAAGACCGGTTTCGAGAGGGCAAATTTAACCATGGTGGTTCATGATCGATCCAGATTGCATGAAGTAGCACCCCTCTGTAAAGCAGATTACGTCGGGAGCGGCAAGATGTCCATAATAATTGAATATGGTTGGTCCCATCCGGATGGTCATCTAGGCAGCACAAACAGTTATGGCAAATTTTTAAACGGTATGAGAAGGATTAGTCTTTTTAAGGTCCAACAGAGTTCCTTGAATATGGGAAAAGATGGCCAGGTACGTATTGACTTAAAACTGGCAGCGGTGGGAGCCTCAAGCCTAGACCATATTATGATTTCCTCATCGGAGACAAGTGCACCGGCAACCGATGTCATCGATGAACTTACTAGATCTGTTAACGAACTCCTGAAAAGAGTATTTCAAGGGAATCGACAACAGCTCAGAAAAGCCAAACAGTGGGGCACCTTACAAACTCTTAAGAGTGCAAATAGTACTGATGGTGCTTTGAACATGAACCCTAAGGTGCTCGCGGCATGCCAAAAATACATCAAGGCCAACAAGGATAATGAAAACCCGGACATAGAAGCACTGGCCGATATATTAGGAAAACTCCTAGGGGAAGATGGTGAAGATGGCGCTACACAGGAATACAAGTCAAAGACAGTGGCAGAAGTTCTGAGGAAAAAATTTGAATCGATTAAGAAACTGCCGGATCCTTTTTTGAAAGAATTAAAAGATGGTACTAAGAACAATACTTTTATCAACCCACCAGTCAGGACCGGGGGCCTCCTGGAATTCAGTAGTCCTGATTATATTTCTTTGGGTAAATTAATGATAATATTTGTGGGAGAGCCGATTGCATCATCGAAACGATTTGCAGAAATTCAGTTTATTTTTTATTCTTTAAATTCCAATGCAACCTTTGTAAAGGATTTTAATCTAGCCCAATTTCCAATTCACATTGGTGAATTTACGGCCTGGTATGCAAAGCAAATTGAATTAAGCGGAAATGACATGGAGATAGGTACATTCATGCATTTTATTAAGGAAAAATTTGTCAGTGCATATTATGCTCGTCCGTATGGCTTCATTAAAGATTTTGGTAAGAAGTCAAACGGCTATAATGTTAAGAAGCGCGCCAGGAAAGGCGGTGTCAAGTCAAATACTCCCAATAGGGTACTTAGGGCGGCATATGGGGGAAAAGGAAATAAATTTAAGAAACCCGCCCTCAAATATCTGCTAGAGTCAATTCCACTAAGGCCACCACCAACCACTCTCAGTGAGGGTGTGGCTCGAGGCGGTGGGGATGCGTCTAGGATTCTGTTGCGCATACATGTATACGATTCCGCCGAACCTAAGAACCCTACCCTGGAGGAGCTGTTACGAGCTGCAGATTCAGATAGTGGTATGGGTGTCATCCGCCAAGTGGCAGGCAAGGCTAAGGCCGAGCCGGCTGGTGCGGATATACACAAGCCCAATTATGTTAAAACAGTGAAAGCTGCTCTCAAGGCTGGACTGATTCGACCGAGAGGGAATACAATTGCGAATCCAGCGAAACCGACAGACGAAGAAATTTTAGAGTCTAGATTTGACGTGATTGGGGGGTTCCAGGCAATAAAGAATTTTGTTACATTGGGTATGCCAACGATAAAATATGGTTCGAATGCGTCGACCATAACTGCTGCCTCGGTCCAGCCGATTGCTGTGGCCACATTGGAAAAAGTCCTCACCCAGAAGGCACTGAAAGGTGGACTTCATACCCCTCCGGGAAAGGCACAGGGGGATCTACCTATGCGTGTATCACCGGTGAGACTATCACTTACTAGTTTCGGAAATCCACTGGTAGAATTTGGTCAGGAGTATTTTGTGGATATGCAGACAAACACCAACATTGATAACATCTACAAAATCGCCGGGAATGTCAAACACAGCATGAGTAGAGGTAAATTTGAGACCAGCATTGACATGACGAATATGGGTATTTTCGAAGGATACGTTGCACCGATGCAGGATTTGCAAGATGCCTTAGATCTCATGGAAAAGGAAGGAAAGGGTACATAGGGATAATTGGCTAGCCAGGGAGACCTCTGGTGGAGCCTCCATGTACACCTGGATAACGAGAAATATACTTTTAGGTGTTGGCAATAACGAAAGAGTTTCTGGGCACAGAAATGCATTTAATACAGGACAGTTGTCACGGGCAATTAACATGGAGCTCCAAAATTCCCACCGGCTCTTTGGTATTGGGTAATGCTGACAATTCAACGTCCATTGGACCAGCATTTGAAATTTTCAAAGCACAATTGCCGTCCATAATTCCACAAGAATTTCGAAAGGCTATGGATATCATTGGGAATAACAATATTAACATTCCGTGGCACCATGTAGTTCCTCGAAAAAAATACCTGAAGGCTATAGAAGATGCACTGGGGGTAATGTGGGAATTATTTTCGAAATTACAAAAATCGTCTTACATGTCGACTTTTATTGACGTTAGCAATTTCATTAATTCTATGCAGCGCGCGCGAATTGATACTACAAAGATAAACAATTATATAAAGAATGAAAAAAATGCCTCCGTCTTATCAACGTTAGCATCATTTCAGCCGGCTGCGAATGAGATGGCATTAAAAGTTACCTATAGTAATTGTCGGACAGTTACCGGTCGCATGACTGTATTACAAGGACCTAGGATCCTAACAATGCCTGTCAATTATCGCGATATTATCAGTTCGACGTATAAAGATGGGCTAATTTTAGAACTGGACTTCAAGTCACTGGAGCCCAGGATCGCACTCACGTTGGCCGGTAAGGATTCACCTTATGATGTTTATGATGAAATCTCGAAAAAATTATTTTCTGAGAAATTGAAGAGATCAGAGGTTAAGATTGCAGTTTTATGTGCGTTGTATGGGGCATCCACACAGAAGCTAAATGTGATATTGGATAGTCAATTTAATGCCGGTGACGTAATTAGACGGGTAAAAGAGTATTTCTGTTATGATGATATTACAAACAGTTTGCGTCAAAAATATGATAGAGATGGATTCATATCCAATGCATTCGGTCGACCTATCTTCTGTGAAAGTAATAGGGGGAATATTCTGTACAGTAATTTAGTACAATCAACTGCGTCGGATGCTGCAATATTGGGTTTTAAAAAATTGCTAGATGAAATATATTTTATATCAGGAAATGTTAGGCCGTTATTTCTCGTACATGATGCCTTAATTTTAGATACTGGGGATGATAGTTGGCTAGCACAAATCCACAATTTTGTTGAATTGGACAATATTGGGAAGTTATATTTTGAGCACTCACTAGTAGCATAGTTATTTAAATGATGACAAGACCAGAAGATTACATTCGCTCTAAGATCCGTCAATTGTTAACGGAAGCTAGTATTCCGGTGAGCACAGTGAAGACTAGTAAAATTGGGGGAGGGGTTCGACAGGAATTTCGTGACTTAAAAGAAAAATCCAAGACAAGACCACGCCAGCTTATGAGTGATTTGGGGGTCAGCGCACTAAAATCAAGGGAAGGCAAACATGAGGTACTTCATGATTTATTAGGTCAGGCAATTGCTGGAAATGAAATAATGGCAACGGCATATTCCAAACCGGAATATGTTAAGGACAAGTTTGGGAGAAAGGCCGCGGTCATAAAGGTGGTGGGCGATATAAAATCCCGGGACGGTGTTTTTTTTATTAGGCATACCGTGAGGGGTGCTAAGAATGCTAATTTAATACCATTTAAGGATAAGGTTGCAATTGAATTACTAGGTGATGGTGTTGTTGTGTATGTTACCAAGACACCCTATTCATGGAACACATCACCACAAGGTGAGCCGACCCCACAAAAAGAAAAAGAAGAGCCTGAGAAGGAAAAGTGATTTTGTAATGTAAAATCACGAATTATGTGTTAAAATAGTTATACGATGCGTTATACACACATTTTTATCATTCTTTTAGTTATTTTACAGCTAGTTGGTTGCAGATCAACTACTAAAGAGTCGCAACTTAAATTATCAGAGGTCAAGAAATTCTGTTCGGATCCTCATGAAGTATATCCCTTAAGGGTGGTGGGCATACCATTCGCACTTTCTGTTTATAAAAAATGTGCGTCCCATAATGAACTACTGACAGTAGCATGGTCGACAGATAGAGAATATCTGACACTTGAAACACTAGCGGCAGAATTGGTTGTAGGGGCTTATGCAAGATTTAGGTCAGATGATAAGACAAAATGCCTACCAAACCATATGAATTTTGAGATAGCCAAAGATGGTGAAATTGCTACGTATTTTCACACAATTACATGTAATGATAGAATTCCGAATCCCAACCTACAATTGAAGAAATAAGAAAAATGATTGAATTTGATGTTTTAAAAAATAATTGGGAAACGTTTGGGAAATTGTGTAATCGTTTATCCGACCACGGATTGAGTACATTGTTAGAGACATTGGATGAGAGAATCCTGATGTGTCCAGCATCGCCTAGAGAAAGTCAGTATGGTGCGTACGCCGGAGGCATGGTGGAACATAGTCTAGAGGTCACAAAAGTTATGCGAGACCTTGTACAGGTATATGCCCTTTCAATTCCCGTAAATTCAATTATCAAAGTTGGTCTACTACATGACCTAGGAAAGGTTGGTGATCTGGATAGGGATTATTTTGTTGAGCAGACTTCGGACTGGCATCGAGATAAGTTGGGACAGGTTTATAAGTTCAATGAAGAACTCAATAAGATGTCGGTTTCCCATCGTACCCTTTATCTACTACAACACTTCGGTGTTACCCTTACAAATGACGAGTGGCTAGCAATTCAATTAGCCCAGGGTTCGCATTTTGAGGAGAACCGTTTTTATGTTGGGCATGAGTCTGGACTGGCGCTAGTTCTGCAACAGGCAAAACAGCGCGCTACACATACGGATCTTACACACATTTCTTAAATTGATCCATATTTATATGTGGCATGCGATTATTAAGAGAATATATCTGGGCACTTATAAGGGAAGCTCACGACGACGAACCTACTGGCCCAAAAGACAAGGACGAAAAGTTACTTGTTGAACCGGATGAGAATGAAGATAGGGATGACATACCGACCGATGAATTCAGCACAGTCGGTGGCATAGCAGGGTATACGTTACCTCTAGGGGCGTCAAATCACCCGACTAGCCTTCGTCAACGCGGTGAGATAGCCGGTCAGGGTTTTGGTGGCGCCCGTCCAACAAAGAAAAAAAAGAAACCTCGAAAATAATGTACATCCTACTATGGGTGTGGTATCTTTAAACACTTCGTAATGCAGACAATTATTAATCTAATATTTGCACATTAACAGTTAGAATTTACAATTTAGGAGTTATAAAATGTCAGTTGATTTTGATGCAATTCGCAAAAAATTAGGCCAGCTTTCTGGCCAAAATAGTCGCCGCAATTCAATGTGGCGTCCAGAGGAAGGGGAGGAGACAACAGTTCGTCTCATGTCATTTCCGGACAATGAGGGGCAACCCTTTAAGGAACTGTGGTTCTATTACAATATTGGAAATAATCCAGGACTATTGGCACCATACCAGTTCGGGAAGCCAGACCCCATTCAGGAGCTGATCAACAAGCTGCGGGATGATAGCGCCAAGGAGTCATATGAGCTGGCAAAGAAGCTCTATCCTAAGATGCGAACTTTCGCGCCTGTCGTGGTTCGAGGTGGGGAGGACAAAGGAGTTCGTCTGTGGTCATTCGGTAAAACGGTTTATCAGTCATTACTGAATATTATGCTTGATGAGGACTACGGTGATATTACTGATCCTACGGACGGTCGGGATGTTAAGGTAGTTTGTACGAAGGCGCCAGGTCGCATGTGGGCAACCACTGCAGTGCGCCCTCGAGGCAAGTCTACCCCTCTATCAAGCAATAATGACCAGGCGAAACAGTGGTTGAGTGAAATTCCGGATCTGGATGAACTCTATTCCCTTAAGACATATGAGGAATTGGAAAAAATTGTTAACGACTGGCTCACCGGTGATGATACGGAGGAAGACTCGAATGAATCCAGCGCTCCTACTTCACATTCTAGTGATGAAGTCCTATCTACCGAGACAACAACTAAGTATAAAAACTTAGATGAAGCTTTTGCAGATTTGGAAGATCTCTAGAGTCATGAAGGTCATGTGGGGGGAGAAATCTCCCCCCTCTTTTTGAACAGTTCTGAGGTTGGAGAGTATATTTCCTTAAGGGTACCGTAGTGGCAAAAAAGAATAATAAAAAGGATAATGCTAATAGTGGAACCGAAGACTTTACGGTTGATCTGATTAGCTCTTTAAATAGGGAACATGGCACAAGAGTCGCATATAATCTCGCTTATGATGAATCACCAACACATGTCAAGAGATGGATCAGTACTGGCTCTAGACAATTAGACTATATCGTTGCCAATAGAGTTAACGGTGGGCTTCCGGAAGGGCGTATTATTGAGATTTTCGGCCCGCCTTCCATTGGAAAATCTCACATTGCAATTCAGATAGCGAGGTCCACCCAACAGATGGGTGGTATTGTGGTATACATCGATACAGAGAATGCAACCTCAGTCGAAAATCTTGGACTTCTTGGTGTCGATATCGAGAAGAGATTTGTTTATGTCGATACTCACTGTACTGAGGAAGTTTTATCCATCGCTGAAGCCACAATTATGAAAGCAAAGGCGATGGGCAAAGATGTCCCAATTACTATTATTTGGGACTCTGTCGCCGCTTCATCTCCGAAAGCGGAGCTTGTGGGAGACTACGATAAAGAGACTATTGGGCTACAGGCGCGCGCAATTTCAAAGGGAATGCGAAAGATTACCGGCGTAATTGCTAACCAGAATGTTTTGTTTGTAATATTAAACCAAACACGAACTAAGATCGGTGTGATGTATGGAGACCCGACAACAACCCCCGGGGGTAAGGCTATTCCATTTCATTCTTCTGTTAGGATTAAGCTTGGGGCGGGCCAACAAATTACAAATAAGGATAAAGAAGTTGTGGGAATTCATGTCTCTGCTAAGACAATCAAAAACAAGGTGGCACCGCCATTTAGGTTAGTGAATTTCGAAATACATTTTGGCGTGGGTATAAAAGAACATGAGCAGATTTTTGACGTTTTACGAAAGCACGGTGCAGAGATCATTGATGGAAAGGAAATATTAGTTTCTGGGACCGGTGCCTGGAAACAATTGCACATTGCTGATAGCGAAACTGGGGAGGTATTGGCAGAGAAAAAATTCTATAAACATGATTTTGAAAATGTTCTCAGAGACCCTATCTGTAAGCCCTATGTTGACGTGCTATTAGAAAGAGCATACGTTCGTAAAAATCTTACTAGGGATGAAATGAATATTGATGCGGAGTCATATGAGGAGATTCGCACAATCGCAATGGAGTTTGGCGACGATGTCATTTCACCGGAGGGATGATGATACAGTCAATTGGACGTGCAACTCTATTAGTTGATGCTCTAAATCTACAAACTAGGCACTTCGTTGCTAATCCTGCAATGAGTGATGCCGGCCATCACGTCGGCGGCGTTATAGGGTTCATGAGGGCGATTCAAAACTTATCACAGAAATTACAACCGGCAAATATAGTTGTAGTGTGGGAAGGCGGAGGGTCACCTAGGCGCCGGGCCATATTTCCAGAATATAAGTCTAGGCGAAAACCCCAAAAACTTAATCGGTATTATGAGAATGATATTCCTAATACTGTTGAAAATAGAAATTATCAGATTAGATTATTAATTGAGCTTTTAAGGCATACTCCAATCAATCAGATATATGTTTCTGACTGTGAGGCTGATGATGTAATTGGATATTTGGCACGGTATAAATTAAAAAAACATCACTGTGTAATTGTGTCATCAGACAAAGATTTTTATCAATTATTGTCGAATCGAGTGACACAATGGTCTCCTGGACAGAAGCGTTTTTTAACTCCGGAAATTGTGCAGGATAAATTTGGCATTCCTCCTCATAATTTTTGTTTAGCAAGATGTTTAATTGGAGATCCCTCTGATGCACTTAACGGCGTAAAGGGAGCGGGATTCAAAACTCTGGTAAAGAGATTTCCATCAATTACGAGCTCGGAACATTTGAGTGTTGATGATATTCTTCATAAGAATAAAGAAAATTTAAAGTCTAGTAAATTGAAGCTTTATCAACGAATTGCTGAATCCGTCGACATTATTAAAAGAAATTGGCAACTTATGTATTTAGGTACTACCAATTTGGCAGCCATTCAAATAGAGAAAATTGAAGGAGCTATTGATACTTTCAGTCCTCATCGGGATAAAATGGGTTTTATGAGGGCTATCATTAGAGAAGGCATAACCTCCTTCGATGCAGATAGATTTTTTATGTCAATAAATTCAGTGGGTAGAGATTGAGTTCTGATAATTTTGAAATTCCAAAATCATCAGGGGGATTTGCCCAGTATGGTAAGTCATTTCAGGAAAAGATCTTTCAGGGACTGATTACGGACCATCGATGGGCGGCACAGATGATTGAGGTGATGCTTTCCGATTTTTTTGAGGTCCGGTATTTAAAATACCTAACTGATAAGATATTCTGTTACTATAAGAAATACAAGGCGTTTCCAACACTGGGATTGTTGGTTAGTATTATCAAGGATGAACTATCGGAGAGTTCCGACGAAATATTGAGAAATCAGATTGTGGAATTTCTATATCGGATGAAGATGAATCCGGATATGGGTGATATTGATTATGTCAAGGAAAAGTCACTGGATTTCTGCAAGCGTCAGGCATTTAAGAGCGCTCTTGAAAAGGCTGTCGAGCTCATTCAGACAGATAAATTTGAGAGTGTTGTGACACTAATGAAGGATGCCGTATCGATTGGCATGCCAAACACCAAGGGGCACGATTTTTTCGAAGATCTTGAGGCTAGGTTTGTTAAGAACAATCGACAAGTTTGTCCAACAGGAATTGCCAGATTGGATGAAGGAGATATTTTGAGGGGCGGGCTAGGAAGGGGAGAATTGGGCGTTATTACTGCAAATACCGGTGTTGGGAAGAGCCACTTTTTAGTTGCTGTGGGTGCCAATGCAATGAGAAGTGGCAAAAACGTTGTGCACTATACGTTCGAGCTATCAGAACATGCCGTGGGGATTCGATATGACTCAAATCTATGTGGCATACCAAGCAATGATATTCCGGACCATAAGGAGGATGTTATTAAGAAATATGAGGAAGGCGAATTCGGGCGTCTGATCATTAAGGAATATCCCACAGGTTCGGCCACCGTACTAACAATACGAAGTCATATTGAAAAATTAATGATGAGAGGATTTGTCCCAAGCCTAATCATAATTGACTATGCTGATATAATGAGATCAAGCAAAAAATATGATTCGCTAAGACACGAACTAAAATTAATCTATGAAGAACTAAGGAATTTATCAATGGATTTAAATCTTCCGGTGTGGACTGCCTCACAGGCGAATAGGGATTCCGCAAATTCTGATATTGTCGGTCTTGAAAATATGTCAGAGGCTTACGGAAAAGCTATGGTTGCGGACGTAGTTATATCGTTATCTAGGAAACCAATGGAAAAGTCAAGCGGGTCAGGTCGCCTTTATATTGCGAAAAATCGTGTGGGAAGGGATGGAATAGTTTTACCGGTACACATTGACACAGCACGTTCTATAATTGAGGTGCTGGATGAGTCAGTTTTATCCTTAAAGGAAGTTGTGACCAATGACGAAAGTGAGTATAAGACTTTACTCAAAAAAAAGTGGCAAGAAGTAAACAAACTGCAGAAGGACATTTGAGGTAGAAGATGCCCAGTTACAATGATGCTTTAAGGGATTCCCTGGAATATTTTAGGGGTGATGAACTGGCGGCCAATGTTTTTGTGACCAAGTATGCTTTAACGGATAGAGAGGGGGAACTTTGTGAATCAACTCCAGCGGACATGCATCGTCGGTTAGCCCGGGAGTTTGCGCGAATTGAGGCCAAGTACTCCAATTCAATGACTGAAGATGAGATTTACGAGTTATTTGATAATTTCCAATATGTAATTCCCCAAGGGTCGCCGATGTCCGGTATTGGAAACCCCTACCAGATTCAATCAATCTCCAATTGTTTTGTTGTTGAGTCCCCATATGATTCCTATGGGGGCATCCTGAAAACAGATCAGGAGCTTGTCCAGATTGCCAAGCGACGAGGGGGTGTTGGGTTTGACCTGTCAACTATACGACCACAGGGCACTTCCACCGCTAATTGTGCCCGAACCACCGATGGGGTTGAGGTCTTTATGGACAGGTTTTCCAATTCCTGTCGTGAGGTTGCCCAGAATGGTCGTCGTGGTGCACTAATGTTGACTGTTTCGGTTCATCATCCACAAATTCGTGACTTTATTAACGTTAAACGACAGTTAACTAGGGTGACAGGGGCAAATGTGAGTGTTCGTCTTTCGGATGAGTTTTTGCATGCAGTTGAGAACGGTGAGAAGTTTGAATTACGTTTTCCAGTAGATTCTGAAAGTCCACAGATATCTGAGTATATTGATGCTAATGAGCTGTGGAATGAGATGATTGAAAATGCCCATGCATCCGCAGAGCCCGGGCTGCTTTTTTGGGATACTGCGAAAAGACTGACGCCATCTGACATTTATGAAGAGGAAGGGTTCGGTTCTACCTCTACAAATCCTTGCGTTGCTGGTGATACATTGATAGCCGTCGCAGACGGCAGGAATGCAGTGCCAATTAAGCAGTTAGCAAAAGAGGCTATTGATGTTCCGGTGTACTGTACAAATCCAGCAACTGGTCGAACTGAGATTCGCATGGGAAGAGACCCCAGAAAAACTGGAGAAAAGAAAGAGGTTTGGAAACTAACGCTTGATGATGGTACGTCAGTAGTTGCCACACCAGATCATAGATTTTTAACCAAAGAGATGGAATACGTGGAATTAAGCAACTTAATTCCGGGCACGTCATTAATGCCATTCAATACATTCGAGTCAAACGGATATCGCCAGATATGCAACTCAGGTGCTGATATGTCAGGGGGTGCAAAGAGGAATAGGCGACAATATCGACTAATTCATGAATTTTATCACGGTGATACAGATTGCAAGAAATATGCGATTCATCATGCTGATTTTAATTCGAAAAATGACAGTATTGACAATTTAGTATTGATGCTTCATAAGGATCATAGGAAATTGCATGCAGAAAAAATGATGGGTATAAATAATCCATATCATAAAATGACCGATGAGTGGAAAAAATCTTTTGCATCACACTCTGGAGAGACAAACGGTAGGTATTCTGGGCATACAAACGAAGAGCTAATTGACGCAGGAAGAAATATCTTTTTAGAGCATGGAAAATTTACCCCCGCCTTGTGGAAAAAATATGCAAAGAAAACAGGCGCGCCGCAGTATGTAGGGAATAAGTTTAGATTTGACACATGGAGCAATTTCAAATCTGCTGTTATCAATAATCACAAAGTTATATCTGTCGAACATATAGGGCATGAAGATGTTTATAACATTACTGTTGATGATCACCACAACTATAACGTAATAACATCATACGATGAAGAGCATATAAAGACATCGGGTGTATGCGTAAAAAATTGTGGGGAAATCATACTCAGCCCCTACGATTCGTGTCGGTTGATGGTGATAAATCTTCATTCATTTGTTAAGGAAGCGTTCACTGATTCAGCATATTTTGATTACGAGAAGTTTGGTGATGTGGTACAGAAAGCACAGCGGCTAATGGACGACATGATTGATATTGAGATTGAACAGGTTGATAAGATTCTGGAAAAGATTGAGTGTGATCCGGAACCTGATGAAGTAAAGGCAATTGAGAAGAATATGTGGGAGAATGTGCAGACCATGGCACAGCTGGGTCGCCGGACTGGGTTGGGGGTTACCGCAGTCGGTGATGCCTTGGCATCGTTGGGCATATGTTATGGCTCAGACGAGTCGATTGAGACTGTGGAAAAGTTTTATCAGGCATTGGCAATCAATGCTTATCGTTCATCTTGCATTTTGGCGAAGGAGCGTGGCGCATTTCCGGTTCACAATCACGATAAGGAACGCGGCCATGAATTTTTGGAACGAATCTGGGAAGCTGCTCCTGATGTATATGAAATGAGTCGAAAATACGGTCGACGCAACATTGCATTGACAACTACCGCCCCAGCCGGCTCGGTTTCAGTTCTTACTCAGACTACTTCCGGCATTGAACCGGCTTATCTTTTAAAATACATGCGTAGAAAAAAATTGACAGAGAACGATCTAGATGGCCGTGTGGATTTCATTGATGATTCGGGTGATCGATGGCAGGAATATGACGTGTATCATCATGGGTTTAAAAAATGGATGGATGTTACCGGAAAAACAGAGATAAAACAGTCACCCTATTGGAAAGCTACATCTAGTGACATCAATTGGGTTGCCAAGGTAAAAGTTCAAGCAGCAGCTCAGAAATGGGTGTGTCATGCTATCTCTAATACAACAAATCTTCCGTCGGA